GTGCGGAAGCCCCAGAAAAAACGCCCTTATTGCCCTTCAATCGCCTTGAATTGTACTTAGCCGTCTTAACCTTATGACATTCTCTGCACAATACTTGAAGGTTCTCTATGCTGTTATCTCCGCCTGCGTCTAGCTCTATCACGTGGTCTACCTCGTTGCCTGGCTCGCCACAATAGTTACAGGTCTTGCCGTACAGCCTAAAGGCTTGAGCGCGTAGGCTCTCGCGCTTAGTGGTGTTGCCCCTTAATGTGTGCTTACTCATCTATCGCCCTTCATAATCTCGTATGCTTTCATAAGTCCTTGCTCGTATCTATCGTTTAGTAATGGGTTACGGTCTAGTATCAGGTCTGCTAATGCGTCTAGCTTTACTTGCCAGGTTTCATTTACTATGTCTGCTAATGCCCTTATGTCGCTTAGTTCTTGTGTTTGTTTATCGTGGTCTTGTATTAGTAGGTTAACCCGTTCAACGTAACCAATTAAGTCGGCTTTCGGTACTGATACGTATTCCACTTACTTAGATTAGCAAGGACTTAACCCCGAGGTGAGCAGGCAAGGAATGGCTTTACTTAACACCATTACCTTAACCCTTCGGTTCGCTTGGGTCGTTATGGGGACTTTCGTCCAGCCGCGCCATATGCCTAAATAGTTTTGTTAGTAACACTTGGGCGGCTCGTTTCAAGTACACCGTTTAGGCTCGCATTTCTGCCTGTATGGGCTTATAAATCCATACTAATAGTACGCCATCTAACGGCGGTTTACGCGGTTATTAGTCGCGCCTACGTTATACTGCGTAGTGAGTTGCTAAGACTTAGTACCTTATACGGTGCTTGCGACACGTCCTAATGTGGGGAAGCTTAGGGCGTGTCGCTTTCTTTTAACTATCGTCTATTACCTTTTCTTCGTACTTATCCATAACCCCGCAGCAATAAGTAACCCATAGCCTTACGTGTGTGTATGGGTCATAACCTAAGTCTGTAGGGCTTAACGTAGCGCCACAGCCCTTGCAGTATTCGGGCAGGCTTTGAGCTGCTAAGTAATGCCCATACACCTTAGACTTAATGCTTTTCCAGACTTCCTCGCTCATATCTCTTTATCTTCCATAACTTCAAGCATTACGTTAATAATGTCAAACACGCTCTTAACCTGACTATTTGGCTTATCTATAATCTGGCTAATGTGTGTCCGCAGCTGCATAAGCGCATTAGTGTAGCCTGCATCGTATAACTTCTCTAGCGTTTCTTTTTCACTCATTTTGCCCTGTTTCTCCATTTCTCACAGAAGCCGCACGGCTTCCCTATGTAATACCAAGCGCCGCAGGTGCAGCGCTCTATGTCGTTATCGTTTGGCATAGTTCCACCATTTTTCTAAAGCTTCTTTAAAGTCCACTTCATAAGTCGCCCCGTTTGTCCACACTTCGGCAGCGTGTACGGTCTGGGTACTTGTGTCGCCGTAACCGATTAACACCGTAAAGTTCTTCTGCGCTGCTAGGTGCTTAAGAGCTACAGCCTGCCCACTTTTAAGGTTTATACGTGGTACTTCTCCCGTGCCGTCCCAATGCTTCATTTCTACCATTAGGAACTTATAGCCCGTTTCTAGGTAATAGCAGTAAAACCCGTCTACGTCGCTTAAGGTAACCAAGTCGCCCATAGAACCAGTAAAGCCCCATTTGTCAAACTGCCAGGTGTTTCTTAGGTGGTTTTCCATACTTCTAATAGCGTGGGTCACTTTGTCTCCTTTAAAGTTCTAAAGTCTAATAAAACTCCAGGTAACCCAGAGATAGCCAAAGCATTTGCGTCTAAATCACCAAAAGCAATAATCGCAGAAGCTTGAGGTGACACCATATCATCTTGCAAACCGTCGCGGCGTAAAAACTTTATTCTATGGCGGTAAAAATGAACAGCTGTAGCTTCTTGCAAAACTACTTCTTGCCACAATTTAGTGCCCGTTGCTACAGGTATTAAAGCTGTGCCTGTCCCGTGTTTAACCAATTTCTCTACCCATTGACGCATAGCTCGACCATATGGGGGGTTAAGCCAAACTCTGCCAAACCATTTATCGGTCAAACCGTCATCTTGGTTTTCTAATAAATAAGTGTGTTTGGCTAATTTATGGTTAGGCGCTCCGCAAGGGTCTAGGTCAAATTTGCCTAGTACCTGTACGACTTCTAAAGGAGTAAGCCACCTATCATTGCGCTGGCTTGGCGGTAAATTTGAATTAACAATAGTTCTATGCGAAGTTCGCGCTATTTGATTACCCATTATGACCTATCCCAGCGAGCCTTGCAGCTCTCACCTTCGCCGCCTACGGTGCAAACATAACCCGCGTAAGGTGTGCCGTCTTTCTTAAGCCCCGTCTTACGTCGCATATCGCCGTGTAAGCATTGTGGCACTTTAAGCGCTTCGGGTTCGTCTACTTTTGCCCAAGGGTCTACTTCTGGCTGTATCTGCCTAGCCTTAGCGCTGTTTACTTCTTGTTTGCTAGCCATTGACTTACCTAGTCCAATACCTAAAGCACCGATAGCCCTACCGATTGCGCTGGTCTCCAAATTGGCTAATTCGCTACCGCGTGTAAAGGCTGTCTTACCTTGTGCCAATTCGCTACAAGTACCCGTAGAAGGTCGCGGGTCTTCTGGCGTTCTATACACCCTTGCAATACCCCAAATAAAGTCGGGGTTACCTTCCATAAGTCCGCAAAATTCAAACTGAATAGAAGCATCTGGGTACTTTTTCATCAGTAATTCTATGCGGGTCTTGACGTCTACATAATCCGAAATATCGTAGCTCATAGTTTCCAGCCGTCCCGCTTCATCTGGTCTTCTATGCTTTCGCCGTCTAACCATTCATTAGCACGGTTAATTTGGTGTGCTTCTTGTACTCTTACGCCAAATACAAAGCCTAAGAAAAAGCCCACGAACAAAATAAGTAAAGTAAATCCGTTAAAAAACATTGCCCTGTTTCCTTTGTTAGTTATTTTTTGTCTATCTGGTCTTGACTATAACGCTTCACTCCGCCAATTTTAAGCGGCTTAAGTGTCCCGTTTTTTTCCCAGCGCCATAAGGTAGTCCGATTGACTTGCAGCTTATCGGCTACCTGTTTTGCTGTTAGGTACTTTTCCATAAGTCCCTTTCCCTGTTGCTTTAGTGTTGCATACCGTTGCAAGTGTGGCAAGTAGGTTAAATTATTTCGGCGTGTCGTGGTCTTTTATGTGGGCGTTTAGCATTGTTTTAAGGTCGTCTACTTTGTCTACTAGGTCATTGAGCGAGCGTCCCCCGTTAGCATTTGGGGCTATTTGGGCGGTTGCCTGGTCTATGTATAACTTAATGGGTTTAACTAATGCCCACTTAACAAACAAACCAAACGCTCCAAAAATAGTAGTTAAAGCTGCCGCAATTTGAGCAACTGTTAGCAAAGTGTCCATTATGAAATGCTTAGTTTCAATTCGCGCGTGGTTACTGTTGCCCTTCCGTTAGCCTTAACCTGTAGCGTTACAGGCTGCCCCTTTTTGGCTTGGAATAACCAGACATTAGAAATGAAAGTAGTACCGTTTTTGTTTAGGTTAATTGTTTCATAACCTGTAGCGTCGTTAATTCCGCTAGGGTCACGAACCCAGCGAAGCGTAAGCTGCGTAGCCCCGCTTATGCTTGCGCTCTTGACATTTAAATAACAAGCCCATAACGCGCCCACTTTAGAAGTTTCGGTAGGTACTAGCTTAGTAATCCCGCCCGCTTCAATAGTTACCCATTTGTCTTTAGTAAGACTTTGGTTCGCTGGGGTACTGGTAGCGTCTGACTTCTTGCTTATGTATTGGCTCACGCATCTATCCATTTCTGCGGGTTGCGGTGCTTTGTAGGCTTCCAAGTACGGCTAGCTAAGATTTGAAAATGTAAGTGTGGCGCGGTGCTTCTGCCTGTGTTGCCTGAAATGCCTAGTAAATCGCCCTTAGTTACCTTTTCGCCTACCTTGACATTTACTGCGTGTAGGTGGCAATAGCCTGCCCATAGTCCAGCGCTGCCGTCTGGAAAGCGTGCGTTATCTACTATGACGTGGATACCGAAAGCGTAGCCCCAGCCTTTTTTATAGACGTGCTTTCCTGCGTGTACTACTACACCGCTTACAGCTGCTATAACTGGCGTACCAGTCGCAGCGCCGTAGTCTATGCCCTTGTGGATACCGCCAGTCCGATACTTAGCCCCGTAAGGAAAAGTAACTCTGCCTGATTTAATCGGTTTCATCTGGTAGCGCCCTGCCGTAGTTATCGTATTCTGGGTTTAACCAGTTAATAAGAATTGGCAGACCTGCAGCTAAACCTAAAGCGGCGGCAGGGTGTAATCCTAGGCTTTCGGCGTTAATAAGTACCCAGCCTAAAACCCCAGCGCTAAATACTTTAAAGAATGACGCGATAGGGCTATGAGCTAGCCACGTTAGGAAAGTCATTACTTAGCTTTCGGCGCTGGTGCTTCTGGCACTACTTCTACTTTGTCAGTAATTTCTACACCACATACGCCGCAAATAACCGTAGGCGAAGGGTCTAGAATTTCAATCCCTATACCGTCGTTGAAACACCCTGAAGTGTGGCAAGTACAAATAAAAATCATAATAAATCCTATCCTGCTGCTGCTGCTGAAGTCATTTGTACCGCTTGAAAATAAACGCTGCCCGTTGCGGTTGTAACACTTGCTGCCGTTCCAGAAATTTGAAATGAAGAAGTTGTTACTGATAAGGCTCTGTATGTAGTACCAATGAGAGCGCCTGTCGCTGAACCATTAGTTAACGTAACTATAGGGGCTTGCGTAAAACGGCTGGCAGCAAAAGTAACCGTAACTGTTCCAGAAGTGCTTGCTGTAAAAACTGGTGCGCCCGTTCCAACCTGCATAGCATAAGCAACTGGACGGCTAACACCTGAAACCACGTTTACTATTTGGTTAGGGTAAGTAGCAACGTTGCCAAAGCGTTCGTCTATGTCGTCGCCTAGCGTTCTCATAGCAAGCGCGCCGTCTTTTACAAGGTCTGTATCGTCGGGAGTTTCAAACCCGAAATTCGTTGTAGTTGCCATTTAAGCATTCTCCCATATTGTCGTCGGATTGTATGTATTCCAGGTGGTGGTTTGTGGAACTTGTAGCCAAATTTCGCTCAAGTATGTTTCGGAATAAGCGGAGCAGTAAAGGTTAATAAAGGCTTCATATCGGGTAAGTTCCCAAGTCCAGCCTTCTATAAACCCGTCGAATACCTGCCCAAATACTGCGGGTAAAGCGTTAGTTTCGACCCGTTGCCCGTTGTAAACAGCTGCTAAAGCGTCCCTAGTTGCGTCCGATACCGTCGGGCTGTGTAGGGCTACGCTTAATTCTTCTGGATAAATCACAGGATAGGCGCGGCTCTCTAAATAGGCTTCTGCCTGCGCTAAGGCATCTGAGCCGTTTTCTAACCAAGTGGACTTAGTTCCAGCCAGTTCGCCGTAAATAATGGCGCTCTGGTCGTCTCTGGCGGTCTCCGTCGCATTGGCTTTATACTCAATAGTTACGTTATTAACAAGGTTTCCTAGTTGGGCGTTATTCACTAAACCATTGGCTAGCAAGTCGTCGGCGGTTAAATCTAGGGCGCTGTTTAAGGCTCTGGCGCTGTAGTCGCTGTAATGTATCGAACCGTCTGCAGCTTCCCACAATACCCCGCGCCCACTATCGGCGGCTGTTTGTGCAAGTTCTAGGGCGCTTGCTTCGCCGTCGTTATAGGCGTATAGCTCGTATTGCCCTGGTACGTCTATGTCTGTACCCAGACCGTCTACTAGGGCTAAGTTCGCTCCGTCGTAACTTGCCCAAGTAACTATATTTGGCTGGTCTTCCCAGGTGCTTACGTTGTCTAGGTCGTCCCACTCTGTTACAAAGGCTTCGCGCAAAATGTTGTAGACCCGCGTACCGTCAAATTCTTTACTATAGCCCGAAGTACCAGCAAGGCGGCGGTTAAGTAGAGCTAGTGAACCCGTCGCGGTAACGCTGTAACGGGCAATACTTCCAATGTCGCCGTAGGCATCTAGGCTTATTGAAATGTCGCTTATCGTGCCTGTAAAAATAGTCTCTTGCCCGCTTGTGCCTTTGTCTATAGATACGGCTAAAGCGTCTGCTAGTTCAATGTCTAGCGGATTATCTGCATCTGTCCAAAAACTAAGGTTAGCAAATCCCGCCTGGGGCTGCTCTAATACGTCGCGCCTGCCTGAACTAATCCGTATGCTCGAAATTGTGTTAGCAGGAATGAATACGCCGCCGTCAATCTCAACCGTAGGGTTAGGCTGGTAAGCGGTCACAGCTGCGACCCTGCCAAATTAACCGCGCCAGTACGTCGCGTGCTTTGTTGCATAATACGTTCGATACTTCTTCGTGCGCTTTCTCCGTCAATAACGCCGTTAAAGATAAAGGTGTTACCGCCGCCGCTGCGGTCTGGACGTATGCTGCCCGACCCAGAAGGTACGAAGATTTCAGACCCAAATTCTCCTACGCGGTAAGCCTGCCCTGGCATTACTGAACCGCCCGCAGCTCTATTGGTGTAGCCTAAGCGCTTACCTAAAGCTGTATCTGCAAACTTCAAACCGCCCTGACCAATTTCTAGGAAATCTAATAAACCGCCGCCTATTGCTTTGGCTTTTTTGTAAGCCCCTGCCACCGCGTTAATACCGTTAGCAATACTTACAAGCGCGTCTGCTACTTCTTCCATTCCGTCGGTTGCTTCGTCGCCGTCGTCCGTAAAAGCTTTAAACAATGTCACAAAACTATCGCCCAAAATTTTGATACTACGCCCTAAACTACCTGAGCCTGTGTCGCCTACTTCACCCTTAAGTTCTCTAGCTCTTGCGCTTAATCCTTCTGGGTCTTCGCCGCTAAAGGCTTTAGAAACTTCCATAACTCTATCGAGTAAATTACCTAAAACTGGTAGTAATTTTTTACCTAAATTTTCTTTTAATTCATCTACGGTAATGTTAAAAATGCGTAACTGTCCGTCTAAAGATTGGGCTTCTTCATTAGCAAAACCGCCAAAAGTCCTTGTTAGTTCTTTGCCAATTACGTCGAAGTCTTTAGATTTAATGATGCTTTCGTCAAGACCTAAACCAAGTCGCCCAAGTGATGCGGCGTTACCGTCGTAGGCTTTACCCAAAGCGTTAGCAACTGTCTCTAGCGGCTTACCAGTAGCTACCGAAATGTCTAACGCAAGGTTTAGTAATCTTTGGGCTTCGCCTGCGTCTTCTGTAGACCTAACTAACCTAGCAAAACTAGGGCGTAACTTGTCGTCTTGAACACCTACCCTTAGCTGAGTTTTGCCTATGTAGTCTTCTACGCTGGCGGTTAATTCTTTGTTCGCGCCTAAAGTTTTTTGTAATTGAAGCTCTAAAATGCGGCTACTTTTTTCGTCTTCTATTGCAGCTTTAACGCTGTCTACGCCTATTTTTATAGCCATAGCGCCAGCGGCAGCGCCTACGGCTGCAAAAGCGCCCGCTGCTACCTTGCCGTATTTCTTGACCTTGCCGCCAAAGCCCTGGGCGTCTTTGCCTGCCTTGTCTAAGCCTTTACCAAATTTGTCTACGTCTGCAAGTAGATTGAGTTTAAGGGTTCTCTGTGTAGCCATTATGCGCTAGCCCCCTTTGTCCAATTATCTAAAACTTTATCTACTTCGGCGTGCCACTCTCTAGTAATTCTAGGCTGCGCTAGGCGTAAAGTAGGGTAAATCCAATAGCCTTCGTTACCTTGCCCGCGCTTAGGGCTTCGAAATGGAAAGCGCCGCCCGCCATTAGGAAATTGTCCGTTTACGCTTGTAGGGTCTGCGCCAAATTCTGAACCGTAAAGCACGTCACCTGAAACAGCGCCGCCGCTAAACTTAACCCGTGAGCCGCCAATAGTAACGCTGGGTACGCGGTCTTTATTAGCTCTTGTAGTCTGCGCTACTCTCTGAGCTTGTTTATACATAGGTGCATAACTGGCAGCTGTTTTAATTTCTTCAGCTACCCAGCCCGCAATACCCTTAACCTTGTCTTTAAGTTCGGTCTTGCTCTCTTTGTCCATTTCGTTAAGCACTTTGAACAGGGCGCGTATCTCTGGCGTTATGTCCATTTTTACTTTAATGGTTTGTTTCTCTGCCATTATCGCCCGTTCCTTTCTGCTAATAGTTCGTACGCCGTAGCTACATCTGTAAGCGACCAGTTAAACAAGTCCCCTAGCGGTATGCCTGTATTAACGGCTAGCGCTATTAAGTCCCGCTGGACGCTTCCGCGTCCGTGGCTTTTGGGTCTTCGCTCATTACGTCAAAAGTTTCGAATTCGTGTAAAACCCAAGCCTTATGCGTTTTAAGTTCGGTCTTCTTTTCCATTACTGCAGCTTTAAATAACATACTGGTAATAACGTCTAAAGACCCTTCCGCCATTTTCGCGCCTGCCTGTTGCATAGTTAGACCAGTTTCCCGCTCTAGTTCTATCCACAGCCAAGCGCTGTCGTCGCTCACTATGTACTTGTCGCCCTGTTGGGTGGTTATTTCGTATTTCATTTAATGCCCTGTTCTCTTAGTTAAGCGCGGGATACGCTTCCGTCTTCTACTACTAGTTCTACTGTGGTTGTAAGTACGTCTACAGCCCCGCCGCCTACGGCTGGAAAATTAGGAAATACGTTACAGGTAAAAGTAGACCCGTTAGCGTCAAAACTTGCCGCGATAGCAGTATCACCAGCTGCGCCTGCAGCGTCGAATAGTGCGTCGCATAGTGAACCTGCAGCGCCCCAGTCTGCGTACATTTCTACGCTTAGGGTTGCTGTGTAGTCGATAGTCTTATAAGCGCGTCCACTCAATACTTCTAGTACTGCTTGGTTCGGCTCTACGGTAAGCGTAACTGTCGAAGCCTGCGCGTCGTAATTGTCTCCGTCGATAGTCAGGGTTAAGTCCCTGCCTGTAATGTAAGTTGCCATTAGGCTAACCCTTCCTTGTTGTTGTTATGTGTTTGTTACTAACTCAATGGTAAGAGAGCTAGTAAGCATTTGCTGTCCTGACACGTCCTGTATCTGGGGCTGTGACCAGCCGTTAATAATTGACGTACCGCTAGGCAATAAGTCAAAAACCGATAAGGCTAAGGTTTCTATGTTCGCTAGCGCTGCCTGGTTATCGGCTGCGCCTACTACTGCCGTAAGTTCAAAGCGTACGTTAATTCTGTTACCCGCGCCGCCAATACTGGCAGGCGTTAAGTACGGGCTAGCAGGCACTAGCACAAGCGCAGGCGGTGTTATCTGCTCTCTAGGGAATGCGTACACTACGCGCCCTGCAGAGCTTAAAGCGCTTGCTAGGGCGTTACGTAGGCTTACTAAATCTGCCATTATCCCACCAGGCTATTGGTGTCTACGTCTTTACCAAGTAGTCCCATTACGCGCTGTAGCATAGAGCGCCCCAGGCGGTAAGGTGCAGGCGCAAAATCTACCCCTTGCTGTCCCATAGTTCCCTTTTGGGTTTCCCAAATGTCTACTGCTAGGGCTAAACAGGCTTCTCTTACGCTGGCGTTAGTGTCATATAAAGCGGCTTGAGAAGTTAGCACGGCTTTACCGTATGGGCGTAGAGGTGTGGCTACTACGTCTGCAGCTGTAATGGCTACTTTAAAATCGTTGGCGCGGTGTTCGGTTACTGTACGAGAACCGTTAAAAGTATTTCCGCAGGCTGTAATAGTTAGCGCCGAACCTACTACAAAATCGTGTGGCTCTGCGGTGTAAAAGGTCGCTACGTTATCTTTCAGCTCGACGGTTACAATACTAGACCGGTTAAAGTCTAAGTAACTCAAAATAATGTCGCTAGCCGCGTCTGCTACTTGTTGTACTACTGCGTCCGAATAGATTGAACCTATGCCAAGCACAGCCTTTAATTCACTAATGCTAATAATCGCCATAGGTTTAACCTTTCAGGATTGGGGTGTAGGGGCGGCACAGGGCAGCACCGCCCCTACGTTTAATTGGGTGTTTAGCTCTGCTGGTAAACGCGGATACCCAAAGGCTTCTTAAGCGCAATAGCGCCGTAACCGTATACGCTAATTTCGATTTGGCCAGTTCCGATTGCTTCGGCACGTACTTGACGTACTGGGCTTTCGTACCAAGTAGCGGCTTCTGGTGCGACCAAAATCATACCTTCGTCTGCGCCTGCTCCAATGTGTGGGTCTACGTAAAGGTTTGTGCCTAGTACGTTACCTACGATTGAAGTACCATTTACTGCGCCTGGTGCATTTTGTGGTGCTGCGGCGTTGTAAAGTGGGCGGTCTGCGCCGTCCTGGTATCCCATAATTGCAGCCCAGTTAGTGCTGTTGGCTACAAGGTTACGGGCAAAGTTACCCGAACCTGCGTAAGCTGCAGCGCTCTCGGTTGCGATAAAGGACTGTAGGCCGTCTGCCGAACCTGCTACGGCTGTCGCGTCTGTTCCACCGGATAGAAGAGCAGATACTACTGCAAGGTCTGTGGCCTTAGCGTAAGCTGCCGACATTTCCCGAAGAAGCTCGGTAAGAAACGCAGGGTTTGAGCGGTCAATGAGCTCGTAGGACACAATAGAAGCGCCTGCAAACTTATTGACGTTTACGGTCAAAAAGTCCGAAGTCATTGGCGTACCAAATGTGTTGCCTTCTTCGTTTACGTCTGCAACTGTTGGCGCTTGTGTTAGACGCGGCAAAGTGAAAGACATACCACTAGCTGGCAAAGCTCCGCCTGAAATAGCGTCAATAGTTGGTCGGCCTACGATTGTGGTCGAGATAAACTCTTCCAAGTGTGGCGCAAGGGTTAGACCTGTATTGGTCGTTGTGCTTTCGTCAGCTGCGCGTACATACTGGCGGCTGTCTTCGTTACCCATAGCGGCTTTAATAGTGTGTTCTAGGTAAGAAGTTCCATTAACGATTGGGCTTCTTGGTGCGGTGCGAATTGGAGCTGCAGCTTGAATAACCGGTGTAACGGCTTCTACTTCTGCGGCTTCAACTTCTGGGTTTTCATTTTCCATTGTTGTCTCCTTTTGGTTTTCCTCGGCTGCTGCTTCGGTGGTTTCTGGGGTTTCTTCGTCGTCTTCACTTGCGGCGACTTCTAAGATACTTGCGTCCTTAAAGGCTGGGTTAGTTACGTGAGCTACGGCTGTAAGCGTTGCCTTGCTAACTTTCATTACGCCCTTGTCTATGGTGTACTCGTCGGCGCTGGCTTCGATAGAGAAGCTAGGGCGCAACCCTTCGGCGGCTTCGATTAGTGCGTCTGTGCCTGCGGTAGTTGGCGCAATTTTGAAAGCCATATTTATACCCGCTGGGGTAACTTCTTCACTGCCAGGTATGCCGCGTCCTAGTACATTGGTCGCTACGTGTTCGCGGTTCAAAATAATGTTCTCGGCTTTGAAGTCTGCAAAAGACCCAAACTCAAAAGCAACTGCACCCGCGCTAGTGTTGCCCACTTTGCCAAAAGGTACGACCATACCGCGAATAGTGCGGGTTTCGGTGTCTGCGGCTAGTATCTTGCCGTCAAAGTTAATTTTCATTAGTTTCTGTTCCTCTCGGTGCTAGGCCTTCCATAGCCCTAGCTTCTTCTACGTCGATTAGACCTAGTTCTAACATTCGTGCTGTCACTTCCATACGCTCCAGCGCTGTACCGCGTAGGTATTCTTCGACTTCAAAGCGTACGCGCTGGGTCATTGGGGTAATATCGTCCATACTTAAGCGCTGTTCTACTGCAATTAAAAACGGCATAAGCGACAGGTCAATAAGGCTTCGGCGCTCCTGCAAAGTATTTGAGTAGGTGCTGCTAGTGCTTTCGGCGTTTAGATACCAAGCGGGAATGTTCATAAGTCGCGCTATTTCGGTGGCGGTGTTCATACGGTTGGCGCTTAGTTCCATTTGGGTAGCGTCAAAGCCAAAGCTTTCTACTTCCAAGTTACCGGATAAGTAAGCGGTGCTGCGTTGGGCGCGGGCTGCCTTCCAATTTGCTAATAGGCTTGACACCTGCGCGGCTGGTAAATCTACGCCGCTGTTCTTAATGTACATAGCTGGGGCTGGCTCTTCGGCCATACGGCTTACAGCCTTTTCTAGGTCTAGGGCTGTCTTAATGGTTCGGCCTGCGCGGGTTAAAATACCGCCAGTACCCAGACCGTAAAATACGATTAACGAAGTAACGCCAGACATAGGTACTAAGTTTCCGTCTACGTAGAACCCGTCAATGACGATACCCGTAAGGCCGTCGGTATTGTAACTAACTCGTAACGGGTCAATACGCCTGGCACGTGTTGGCCTGCCGTCTTCCGGTGAAACTTCTAAGACCTGCCAGTAGGCTACGTCGTGGAAGAGCAAGTCGTCAAAAGTGTAAGACATAGTTACGGCTGTTGGGAGCGCTGGGTCTGGCTGGGTAAGTATGGTGCGTCCGTCAATTTGCGCCCCGTTAATTTTGTTAAAAGCCTTCAGGGGCAGGCTTGCAGCTGTGCCGCAAATAATAGACCGCGCTCTAGCTACCGCTGGTACTTCCATAGCTTCTTGTCGCGTGGTAAACGGCGACATAAATAACGGTTGAAAGTTTTGGCTGGGTAGAATGTTTACAGCGGCGGTTACCGTACGTGGTTCGGCGGCTTTAATTTCCGACGTGAGCGAAAATACATCTAGTAAACCCATACTATAAGTATCGGCTGTTAAGCGACATAAGGCTAATTTTGCAACGGTTTGTAACGCTCTTCAACGTGTCGCGCTAGCCGTCCAGTAAGTTCTTGACCCCTCATTAGCGACTAGCGCGACACACTCGGAGAACCTAGTGAAAGGTTATACGGACATTATCACAGGTTCGGCTTGTGGCATAGTAGCGTGGCCGACTGCCATAACTAAAGCTACCGCCGCGCTAATGGGATTAGTCGCAGCTCTTCGGGCAATTCTCCAGCCGCCGTCACCTGCCGGTCTTCTAGCGCAGGCTACCAAGTGCTCATACATAACTTCTTGGCCTGCGTGTATTAGGCGTTCGCTGTTCATAGCGTTAAGGGTCTGGTCGCAGGCAATAGCAAAGCCCGAGCTGCTCCAGGGTGTAGGGACTGCGTTTACTTGCGCTCTGGCTAGGTGGGGTTGGATAAAGCCTGCGGTATTTGGGTCGTAGGCCAATACTCTAGGGTTAAAGCGCCTAGATAATTCGGCAATTTCCCCAGCTAGTGCTACGTCATTTATCCCGCCGTCTTTATACCATTCGTGAACGAACACCGCTAACTTTTCGTCAGGGGTTTCTTGTACGCTAACTAGGTAAGCCCGTTCGCGGTTAAAGGTTAGGTCTAATCCCATATAGGTGGGTAGCCCGTCTTGCATAGTTATATCTCGTTCGCCCGCGTTCCACTTTTCCGTGTTCCAGGGGCTACTCATTGACGAAACCCACATACAAAGGCTCTCTGTTTGAAAGGCTTCTTTAGTGTCAAATTTGGCACTATCTAAAATGCTTTCTAAATCTATTAAGTGACCCAGCGCTGGGTTAGCCTGTTGTATGGCTCGTATGTCTGGCGGGTTTACTTGCGACCCTTCGGCGGCGCTCCACTCATACCAGCCAAAGCGGGGCGACTGGTTCATAAGGGCGCGGGTTCTTAAACTGTTTAGTACGGTGCTTGCTTCACTACCTGCATTTGAAGTTATCCAAGTTTGTCCGCCTGTAGTGCGGGTTAGGGGTACTGCGGCTTGCCAGGCTTCTTCGCTAATTTCCCGCAGCTCATCTACATAAAGTAAGTTTGCCGTGCTACCGCGTGAGCCTTCCGACGTTGCCGCCCTAATACTGTACTTCCTAATTCTCTGACATTTTTCCGTGCAACTCTTGGGGTAGTGGTGGCAGTAAACTTCCAGCTCTTCTTGCCCATTGGTTCGACTTACCCGCTTAATACGTTTACGTGTCCAGTCCAGGCTTTCGGCTAGGTCTACTGTTTGCTTAAAAGTGTCCAGGGCTAACTGGCGGGTTTGCGCCATAGCGATAATTTGCTTACTTCCAAATACATAAAGGTGTGCTAAGAAGACTTGACGCATTAACGCCGTCTTCCCATTCTGGCGGGCAATTAGCACCCCTATGTTGGACTTAGCCCAGCCGCCATTGGGGTTTAACTGCAGCGCGTCCATTGCAACGTATTGCTGCCAGGGTAATAACGGCTGCCCAAATTCAGCTGCAAGGTCTATTACAACTTGACCAGCGCTAGGCAGGTTTAGGCTTGGACTTTGTAGGCGTGGCTTCGATAACCCGTAAATAGTCTGCGACGTATCCAAGTCCATTTGTTTCTTCTTCCTTGTTGCCCTGTAGACGTGTTTCTACTGTCAGGTGTAATTGTGCCAGTATTTGGGTAAACCTTGCGGCTAGCGCTGGCACTTCTTTAAGTTCGCCTACGTTAAAGCTTGTATCTAAAGCATAAGCAAGTCGTCTAGTTAGGGCTATTGCCCCAGCGTCCGTCATACCTAGCCAGTCGGCGGCCTGTATTGCCACTTCTAAGTTTTGGCTTATCTCGTAGGGTTCAATTCGGCTACTTCCGAAGGTATCGGCGCTCATTGGTTATCATCTGGCATAGGCGGGGCAGAAACGGTCATAGGGGAGAGAAACAGCAG